ATGAGCCGTCGCGTCTTCGTGCCCCACGCCTATCAGGGGCTGATCATCGACCACCAGTCCGATGTCCCGCGCTCGAACGTCTGGGCCGGGATGGGGCTGGGGAAGACGGTCAGCACCCTGACGATGCTCGAATCGCTCTACTCGCTCGGCATCGAGACGCAGCCGACGCTGGTCTGCGCGCCGCTGCGCGTCGCTCAGTCGACGTGGCCGGACGAGTGCGAGAAGTGGGAGCACCTGTCCGGCATGGAAGTCGTGCCGATCCTGGGCGACGCAACCCGGCGCGCGATGCAGCTGCGCCGCGACGCGCCGGTGTTCTCGATCAACTATGAGAACTTGCCCTGGCTGATCGACTGGTTCAAGCATAACCCTCGGCCCTGGCCGTTCGGCATGATCGTGGCCGACGAATCGACGAAGCTGAAGTCGACGCGGATCTCCAACCAGCGCAGCAAGACCGGCAAGGAGTTTCTCCGCAAAGGCGCCGGCGGTAGCGTGCGCGGCGGTGCGCTCGCGCAGGTCGCGCATACGAAGGTGCGGCGCTGGACGAACCTGACCGGCACGCCCTCCCCGAACGGGCTGAAGGACCTCTGGGGGCAGCAGTGGTTCGTCGACGGCGGCACGCGGCTGGGGCGCTCCTACACGGCATTCGAATCGCGCTGGTTCCGGCCGATGAAGGGCGACCGCGGCTACCACGCTACGGAGCCGCTCGAGAACGCCCAGGAGCAGATCCAGGCCGCGCTGCGCGACTGCACGATCTCGCTGAACCCGGCCGACTGGTTCGACCTCGAGCAACCGATCGTGCGCTCGGTCTACATCGATCTGCCGGCGCGCGCGCGGCGCCTGTACCAGGACATGGAGCGCCGCATGTTCATGGAGATCGACGAGAACCCGATCGAAGCGATGAACGCCGCGGCTCGCACGCTGAAATGCCTGCAGCTGGCGAACGGCGCGGCCTATACCGACGAGAAAGGCAGCTGGACGGACGTTCACGACCAGAAGCTGCAGGCGCTCGAGGACATCGTCGAGGAAGCCGCCGGCATGCCCGTGCTCGTGGCCTACCACTTCAAATCCGACCTTGCCCGGCTGCAGCGCGCGTTCCCGCGCGGGCGCCAGCTCGACCAGAACCCGCAGACGCTGCGCGACTGGAACGCCGGGAAGATCCCAGTGATGTTCGCGCACCCGGCCAGTGCCGGCCACGGGCTGAACCTGCAGGACGGCGGCAACATTCTGGCCGTCTTCGGGCACTGGTGGAACCTCGAGGAATACCAGCAAATCATCGAGCGGATCGGACCGGTCAGGCAGCTGCAGGCCGGCCACAACCGCCCGATGTTCGTCTACCACATCATCGCGCGCGACACCGTCGACGAGGACGTGATGCTGCGCCGCGAAACGAAGCGGGAAGTGCAGGACATCCTGCTTGAGTCGATGAAACGGAGGAAAGTGAAATGAAGAAGATTGCCATTCTCGTTTTTGTCATTCTGCTCGAGGGCTGCTCGACGGTGCGTGATAGTTCGTCGGCTGTCGGTGTAGGCGGTGTTTGGAATACCGGCGATCACCAAGCCGTGGGCGGCCAAGGCGGTCGGGGCGCTGCGTCCGGCGGGGCGCGTGGCGGTCGGGGCGCTGCGTCCGGCGGTATGGGGCGAGGGCACGTCTGATGCGGCTCTATCGTACATCCGACGTCATCGCGTCGATCCGCCGCGCGTACGAAGCGTTCACGCATGTGCACGTGCATCGCGCGTACGTGAACGCGCGGCCGATCCTCGTGCGCACCGAAGCGCTGAAGGATCTGCCGATTTTCGCCTGGGCGGCGTGGCAGAAGGAAGCCGCGGCGCAGCTCGCGCGCTGGCGCGAGAACGGCGGCGTACTGCTGAACCGCGGCAAGGTGACGCCCGCCGTGGGACCGGCCGACGTGATGGTGTTTTTCGAATGCCCGCTCGAGCGCCGCTATCTCGAGCAGGCATCGGCCGGCATCACGGACCAGGTCGTCATCCCGGTGGCCCCCACGTGGCGCCAGCACGAGCTGTCGATCGACCTGCGCACACCGTCGGAGATGCAGCTGCGCGCGCTCTGGGCGCACTGTCAAGGCCGGCGCATGACCGACCAGGAACTGGCGGATCTCAGCGGCATACCGATGCAGCACGTGATGCTGATGCGCCGCGTGCTGTCACCGTACGAGGAATGGGACATTCGGCCGCGCCTGGCACCCGAATCCGCGGCGCTGCTGCCGGCGTGGGAGTGGGCCGCTAACGGGCTATCGGGCCGGGTGGCCTCGAAGCGGCAGGTGCGCGCCGCCGGCCACAAGACCGCGCTGCGCGAGATGAAGCGCCTCGGGCACATCGCGCTGACGAAGTACCTGACCTACCCGACAACGCCACCCGACTGGGTCACGCTCGCCGCCAAGCGCCGCAAGGCTATAGAAGATCTAGACCAGATTCGATCACTGGTTGAATCGCTTCCCGACCATCTTCAAGACGAATGACGGTCTGACGGATCTCACGAATGCGAGGCGCGTTGGCGTGGTAGAGCTGGTTCAGTTCGACCAGGGCGTGCTCGACTTCCCGATCGCCCGCCGCGCGCTGTTCACCGCCGCGCAGCGCGATCGCGGCCTGCAGCTTGACCTTCGCCATGGCCCCGCTGCCGCCGTGGTCCATGGTGGCCAGTTTGTGCAGCTCGTCCAGGCCGACCACCTTGTACGCGCGCGTGCGATCGGCCACGGCGGCCTCGAACTGCTCGGCGCTCATGCGCGAGTAGGCCGGGCCCACCTTGACTGTCTCGATCGCCGCGGCGAACTGCTGCAGCGCGCCCGACGCGCGAACGTACCGATCGAGCTCGATCGGCGTGCAGTCGAGCAGCGACGAGGCAAGGAACAGATCGCCGCGCGACTCCGTCAGTGCGTCGCGGATCGAATCCTCGCTGACCAGGCCGTCGCGCATGGAGCGTCGCGTCACTTCTTGCCCCGCTTCCGTTCAGGAAGGCCTTTCGTCGACTTGCCGTGCTGCGCGCTGACGTATTCCTTCCCGACCTTCTTCGGGATGCCGATCTTCGACCGGCCCTCGGCCACAGCGTGCATCGCGCGGTTCTGCGCTTTCGACTTCATCGGCATGGCCTTCTCTCCTGATAACGCCAAAATCACACGAGCACGCATACAGTGGGCGACCGCAAACTCCGCAGTCTATGCTCGGTCCCTTTCCGGTAAGCGCCCATAGCCCGCGGGAACGGTCTTTCATCATTTCAGTACCCCAATCCTTTCGCGTAACCCATCTGCTGCAGTTCGGGCAGCTGCTTCTTCAGCCGGCCGACACCGATGTCGGTGCGGTAGAACGGGCTGTTCGGGATCTTCACCTTCTTGATCGCGCTGTACGCCGACCGGCGCGCGCCCGTGATCGTCTCCCCGGTACCGGTGGCGATCAGCACGTAGTCTCCCGCCGTCACCGGGCCCGGCAGGTCGACGACCTTCCCGTTCACCTCGCGCGGCGCCGTGCCCATCATCACCTCGGAGAAATGCAGGTGCTCCATGTCCTCGGCGCCGTAGATCGGGATGCCGCACAGCTCCTTGTTCGTGATCTTCGAGTAGGGGAAGTCGGGCAAAGCCATCAGCACCGAGATGCACACCTCGTCCATACGGATCTTCAGCGTGTCGCGCCCATTCAGCTTGTCGACCATCCACTGCGCGGGATCGCCTTCGATCAGCGCGGTCAGGTTGTGCCGGATTGGCCAGCCGTCGCGCATCGTCCACTCGAGCGGATACGGCCCCTTGCCGTCGGTCGGAATCATGCAGTTCACGTCGACGTAGCCGACATATCCGATGCGCTTCAGATGCTCGGTGGCGGGCTTCAGCACCTCGTCGGCGAGCTTCGACTGCCGTACGACGCGCACCGTGGTGCCCATCTCGCCGGTGTTCACTCCCAGATCGCCGTTCATCAGCTTCTTGTTTTCCCAGTTCTCGACCCAGCCGCGCGACCACCCGTCGGCCCCGAAGAAGCCGCCCACTGCCATCTCGATCCCGCTGATCTTCTCCTGCAGGATGAAGCCGTCCTGGCGCGCCGCCGATCGATACTTGTCGATCTTCTTCCAGCGCCCGAGCATATACACCATGTCCGCCGCGCTATCGGCAACATACGACATCGCGCGCTCACCGTCGCCGGACGGCTTCGACACGAACGCCTTGCCCTCCTTCTTCACGTAGGCGATCGCGGACTCGTAATCGTGAAAGGTCTTGCCCGGGATGATCCGCATCCCGCAGTCTTCCATGACCTTCTGGCCGGCCTCGCGGTCGAGCTCCCACTCGACGGCCGCCAGGTTGCAGCCGTAGATCGGGTAGCCGATCCGACGGTACGGCTCGAGCATCTCGAGATAGCTGACGTTGTCGGGCGTATAGATCAGGTCAGCCCAGCCGAGCCACTTCTTGCGCAGCTCGTCGTAATCTCGGATCTTCGGCACAAACCCTTCGCCGGCGTGGCGGTCGGTACCGTCTGGTCGCGGCTTGTCGTACCAGAGCACCTGATGCCCCCATTCCTGGCAGCGCATCAGCCAGTCGAGGCAGTTCGAACCGACGTCGATCGCGAGGATTCTCATGGGGTAGGCGGTCGCTGGAGAAGTTGTTCGGTGATGGCGGGACCGGCGCGGTTATACAGATTTGCACCCACCCACGGCACGACCGCGGCGGCCGGGTTCACCCCGAGACCCGCGCCACCCAGCACGCCAGCCACGATGCCGCGCTCAGCAGTGTTCGATGTGCCCGGCTCGCGCAGGAATAGCGAACCGATGTCCGCGAGCTTGCCAAGTTCTCCGCCCTGGCCCATCGCCATCGCGCGCTTGCCGTATGCGTTCGACGTGACCGCGCCCATCAACGCCTTGGGGCTGATGTTGCCTCCGGGGGATTTCGCCACGAGCGGCTCGATCGTCTTTCCGATCGCGTACTGCCGGCGGGCCGCCGCGTAGCGCGCGGCCTCATCGGGCGAGAGCTGAGGCAGGAATGCGTCTTCGATTTCGCCCTGCAGGTCGCTCAGTGCGTGCCTCAGATCGCCGTTGGACGTGCTGCGGATGGTCGACTTCAGCTTCGTCAGGTACGGCCGCAGCTTCGCTCCGTCCAGCTGCCGCGCGGCGGACGTCGCTCCCCCACCGGTGAGCACCTGCCGGGGACCGGCGAGCGCCTCCAGATCGTCGATGTACCCCTGCACGACGCCCTGCACTTCCGGCAGCTGGTTGCCCTTCGCACGCTGAAGGCGATTCAGGAATGCGTTGTCGACCGGGATGCTGTGCGCAGCCGTGATCGCGTCGATCTCCGTCCCCGACTTCTTCATCGCGTTGGCGTACACCTGGCGCGTCAGCTTGTCGCCTTCGCCGCCGATCGCGCTGATCAGCCGCTGGTTGAACACGCGCTGGTTCGCACTCGACGTCTCGCCGGAGAACGGCACGTCGGACGTGAGCTGCCCGGCGATCCGACCGAATTTGTTCTCGTACATCTGGTCCGGACGAAAGCGGAAGCCCATCTGATGCGCTTCGCGAGCGAGCCGAAGCGTCTCCGGATCGACTTCCGGTAGCGCTCGAGCGGCGGCCCGCACGGCACCACGACCGACGGCATTCGCGCCGGCGCGCGCGGCACCGGCGGCGCCTTCTCCGGTCGCCAGCACGCCGCGCGGCACTTCCGGGATCCGCGCGATCATCGGGCCTTCCACGGGCAGCCCCGCGAGCTTGCTGGCGTCCATCATCTGGCCGAGTGCCTCGACGTCGGCCCGGCCGGCCTCGGTGCGGGGCTGGTATGTCAGCTTGTTAGCGAGCGACGCGCCAGCTTTCTCGCCTTCCTCGATGCCCTGCTGTGTCCCATACTTGCCGCTGGTGAGCGTCTTGCCGATGCCGTACGCGGCGCCTACGGGCGCTGCCAGCACGCCGGTTACAGCCGACAGACCGGCCTCGCCGAGCCCTACCGCGCTCTTTCCCAGGCCGAGCAGTCGATCGGCGATGGTATCGGCGTGCTGCGGCATCGTGCTCGGCGCCGGGCTATCGGGCGGCAAACGATCGAGAGGCGCGACGGGGCCGCGCGGCGCTGCGGCCGGTGCACCGCCGTACTTATCCCACGGCCCCGTCGCGGACGCCGCGGTGTCCTGCGCGTATTTCTCCCACGGGCCGGCCATTACATCTTCTCCCAGTTGCTTTGCTTCGACGGGTCGCCGCCTTTGAACCGGTATCCACCCTCAACCGTGCCGACGGCGGGGGCGCCCTCACCGCGGCCGGAAATGCGCGCTTTCTGCTGCGCCTGCACTTCGGTCGGCGCCTGGCGCGCCGCCGACATTTCCTTTTCCATCATCGACAGCACCGCATTGAGCTGCTCCGGTGTGCTCGCGGTGGACAGCAGCTCGCGCGCATGCTCTTTGTCGGACACCGTCGGCACGCCGGTCGGGCTGATCGCGCGCGCGTAGGCGTTCACCGACGTGTTCAGCGCGGTGCCGAGCGCAACGACACGCGGGTCGCCCGTGCCCGTTTGGGCCGCCTGCATCGCGCGGTTCACCCCCGGAAACTCGGTCCGCGGCAGCGCAGCCGATGCTTCGCGCACGAGCGGGAAAGTCTTCTGCGCTTCCGCGACGGCCATGCCGATGTTCGCCGCGCGCGTGGCGCCCGTCCGCGCCGCCGCCTTCTCGCCCTGGAAGCCGGCGTTCGCAGCCGCGATGTCCGCGCCGGTGCCGCCCGCTTCACGCTCCTGGCGCATCACTTCTCGGCGCAGTGCGATGATGTTCTTCGCGCCCTGCGCGCCGCGGCCGAGGTTCTGGTAGACCGACGTATCGCCCGCGCGCGCCTGTTCCGCCAGAAACTTCAGGTCTTCCGGCGAGAACTTAGCGTCGTCACCCATTCCCATCGCGATAGTCTGCCTGCGCAGGGCAATAGCTTCGGCGCGCAGCGCATTCGACTCCGCGCGCGCCTGCCGACGGTCTTCTCGATTCAGCGCGTTGTCCTCGGCACGTTGGCGCAGCGCGTCGTAGCGCTCCTGCAGCTGCGCGATTTGCAGCTGATGCTGGAACTGCTGTTGGATTGACGCGGCTTGCTGCTTCGCCTGCGAGTCGAGGATCGGGGTGAGCTGCTGCAGGCCCGCCATCAGGTCGGCACCTGACAGGCCCTGGTCCTTCAGCACCTTGATCGCGCTTTCGAGCGAGAGCGGCCCAGGCGCTTGCTGCATGGGGCCTGGAGAATTCGACGGGGGCGCGGGGATCTGCGGCGCAACGGCCTGCGCCGGCGAGCCCGTAGTGGGCAGTGGACGGAAGGGCTGGATACCGGCGGCCGGCATTCCCCCCTGCGTGCCGCCAGGCGGTAACGGCGGTCGATTCACCTGACCGGGCACAGGCCCGGAAGGCAGCGGCATGCCAGCGGTCTGCGCCGGCACGGATGGCTGGCCGGGGTTTGGCGCTTGCGGCGGGGGCGGCATTTGCGCGAACATCGAGGGCAATGCGTTGCCCGCCGCTTCAAGTGCGGCCTGCTGACGCTGGCGATCCTGCTGCTGTTGCTGAAACTGGGCGAGCTGGATCTGCGCTGCCTGGCGCTGCTGCGCCTGCTGCTGCAACGCCCCCATGTAGTCAATCCAGGTAGGCATGTCTCACCTCAAGCCGTCGTGAAGCCCCATGAGTTGCCGCCGCCCGAGTAATACGGACTGGACGTGAATGCGCCGCTGAAATCGCCGCCGCTGAACGATCCGCTAGCCGGATTGAAGAAGTTCGAAAACACGTTCTGCACACCGGACGAACCAAGCGCCGTCTGGACGCCGTTACCGACCGCGCCGCCCCACGCTGCTGCGTTGTTCTGGGAGTTCTGGTACGGCACCGCCTGAGCGCCCTGGCCGTAGTTCATGTATGGGATGATTTGCCCCATGATGCCCTCCGCAGGACCGTACACGTTCTGGTTCAGGTACGCACCGTAGGTGTTGCCGAGCTGCCCCGGTGTCGCGGCGATCGCTTGCGCGGTGGTGTACGGCGTCGAACCACCGGCCAACGTGTACTGGGGCGAGAGAGTGAGCGCGTTGGCGCCGGCCTGCCCGTATTGACCGCCGGTGCTCGCCGCGCCGGTATAGCCCTGCAGCCCCTGTAGCGCGCGCGACAGCTGATTGTTCTGCCAATCGATGTTGAAGTTCGACAGCGCCTGGTTCTGCACGCCGGCACCCGCCGCCGACGAACCGAGCCCGTACATCGAGTTCGTCGCGCCGGTCTGCTGCGTGAGCTGGTTCAGCGTACGGTCGTAGAGCGCGCTTTGAGGATCGAGGCCCATATCGAATACCTGCCGGCCAGCGCCCAGCAACTGCCGCTGCGTTGCGAGATCGAAATTCCCGAGATCCGCCAGCGCTGACCCGGCGTTCGCGTAACCCATGCCCGCGATGTTGGCCGCGTTCTGATAGCCAGGGGCATACTGGGTGTTGGCGGCGAGCCCACCGAACAGAGATTGCTGCCCGTACTGGCCGAGCGGGTTGTTCATGTACTGCCCGCTGAGACTCGACAGGAAGTTCTGCCATCCCGTATCGGCGCTACCGAGACCTGTCGGGATGTAATAGGATGGGCCGCCTCCTGAGGTGCCTCCGCCCCCGCCGCCCATGGCTCCTTGAACGAGGCCACCGGCAATCGAACCGCCGACGGCTGCAGCAACACCCCACGGCATGGTTCACCCCTTCATCAAGGTTTCCGGATCCGCCACGCTTTCGGCGTGGATACAGAGCCAGGTAAGATCGGTCAAGGCGGAGATGCGATGCGTACGCCCCGCCTTCACTTCGAGCATGCATGGCCCATGCAGCACGCTCAGTTCGCCATCGACGTCGAGCATCGCCGTTCCGTGCGCCAGATAGCTCAGGTGGTCGTAGTCGTGCACGTGCTTCTGCACTTCCTCACCCGCGCGCAGCGTCTGCTCACGCGCGTACACGCCGCCGGCCGAGAAGTGATGCTTGATCATTTCTCGCACCGAACCGACACGATCAGCGTAATCCGATCGTCGTCGCCTTCGTTGACCACTTCATGCTCCTTGGTATTGTCGAAGTACCAGACATCGCCCGGTGCCATCACGACCACCTCGTTCTCGACGCGGTTCCAGCACTTCGGATTCGTCTGCAGCGGCACATACAGCTTCGTGTTGTAGTGCCGTACGTGCCACGTGTCATCCGAATGCGGCAGGATGCGCTTACCGGCCGGAATCTTCGTGATAAGGACGCCGCCGAGGCGCGTGCCTTCAACTCGCGCCATCAGGCCGAACACGATCGGCCGGACCTGCGGCAGCGCATACCATTCCGGATAGAACACCGCGTCATGAGCGTCGTTGAACCCGGTGTAGTCGCCCGCAGCCTTGTACGGCTTCTCGTCGTTGTATCGCAGCCAGATGTCCGACACGTCGGCATGCGGGCTGCCTTCGCGATCCGTGCGGAAACCGTGCCGGTCCCACAACCCAGGCTGGCGCGCGATCGCAAGAAGCAGCGGCGCGGTGTCGATGTTGTGACCGATTTTCACGAGGTTGTTCACGCCGCCCCCTTGATGCGCTCCGCGACGTGCAGGCCACCGAGCCCGAGCATGCCGAGCGTGAGCGTCGACAACTCGGTCAGATCAAGCGGCGGCAAGTTCAGCGGATGCCCGACGATAGCGGCGCCCGCGTTGATCAGCGGTTGCATCACGAAATTCCACGCGTAGCCGGCCACGCACACCCAGCCCATGCCGCCGCGCCAGTGCTGCAGCGGATCGCTGCTTGTCGCTTCGGCCTGGTTGATCTGCATCTGACCGGTGATCTGCGCGAGCTCGCCCGTCTGCTGCAGTTGCAGGAGCTGCAGCTTCGCCGCCGTAGCCTGGGCGGGATCGGGCCAAACGCGGTCAATGACCTTGCCGACGACGTCGGAGACTGCGGTAATCGGATCGAATGCCATCATGCGGCTCCCTTGAGCAGATTGTTGGCGATGCGATTCGCCCATCCATGGCTGAACGCCGGCCAATTGTGCAGGTCAGCGAGGTACTTCAGCCGGTATGCGAGGAAACGCGCGACGATGCGCAGCGGATCCGTGGCGTTCACCGCGGCGATCGTGACCGGCCCGATACGTCCATCCGGTTTCAGCCCCGCAGCCTCCTGCAGCCACGTCACCGCGAGTCCGCCGTTGTATGCCGTATCGAACACCTGGAACGCCACCCGCGGGTCGAACTGGTCGCAGTAGTACGGATCCCAGTAGACTCGCTTCGCGATCAGCTTCGCGGTCGCCTGCGGCATCGACCGCATGTCTCCGCCATAACCGTTCGCGCGCGCGACGCGGGCCGTGACGCCCCACATCGTCTCGCCGCCGGGATCGGCGGGGTTGTTCGAGTAACCGCCTTCGTTGCCCATCAGCGCCGCGAAAGCATCGTCGAAGCTACTCATCTCAGATCTTCCCTACCGCGCTCAGGATCTGTTCGACCTTTTGCTCGACGGTCGAGCCGGCGTCGCTCACGATCGTCGTCACTCGTGCTTCGATATCGGCGAGTTCCTTTGCTGCGTTCCCGAGGCCGACGACTTCTTCGACCTTGTCGACGAAAGCGCGACCGTCGTTTGCAATGGCCTGGAAACGCGCCTCGATGGCGGATTTGATCGAATCGAGCATGACTTTCTCCTAGAGGAACTTCTTGAACCCTCCGCCGGCGCCGTATGCGGCGAGCGCGACGAGGGCGTACATGAAAACCCGCCACGCCAGGCCGAGAACACCTCGACCGACATTGAGCTGGAAACGCTGGGTGATCCCGCTTTCAATCTGCTCGGCGATCGCCTTGACATCATCTTCGGTGAGGGTTCTGTTGCCCATGGTTTCCCCGTTTCAGTTTGTGGCTACGATATATTCGTTTCCCGCCTCAATTTGACGGCAAGATGGTGAAGCTATAGGTTGACCCAACCGATCCGATAAAGCCGCCACCGGTCGCTGTGGTCCAGATATTCCCGCCAGCCGGAGAAAAAACAGCGGACTGCACGAGCGTGTTGTTGATGACCTGAATATTCCCGGTCCAGTTTGGCGTCGACGAAAACGCCAGGGTGCAACCGCCCCCGATGTTGCTGCCAACGGATGCAATCGTTCCGCCAAAAAATGGCGCGTTCGGGAACACCTTGACCGTAGGGGGAGACGTCCCGCCGTTCTGGGCCGTCAGATTCCCGTCGAAGCGCCCCGACTTTCCCAGGAGATCGCTGAAGCTGACTGGGAGCCCCGACTTCCCCGCGAGGGCAATCACCCACGCGTGGTTGATCGAAAGCGGCAGCGCTAGACCGAGCTCAGTGGCAACTTGCGACATGGACAGCGGGAAGGATGCGGGCAGCGTCATTTCGTCGGCTCCAGAAGCGCGCGCAGGCGCAGCACCTCACGCGTCAGCTCGATCACGATCGCGAGCGCGGCGCTCCCCTCCGAGACCGACAGAACATCATCGCCGAATACCGCCTCCGGCAGGACCTTCCGAAGAGATTGGGCACCTGCGCCGACACGCCGTTCACCGGTGTCGATGCGCGTGTAGGTGCCATGCAGCACCTTCGCGACCATTTCGAGAAAATCCGGCCCGAACGGCTTCCAGTCCTTCTTCAGCGTCTCATCCGACGTGCCGGTGATGTTCGAACCGCTAACCGTTCCCGTCGCGGTAAAGTTCCCCGATACCGTTGCATTCCCGCTATCGTCAGCCGTAAAAACCGCCCCGCTGCGCGCGCTATTTGTGATCTGAAAAACGCCATTCACCACGGCAAGGTATTTGTTTGGGGCCACGCCGCCATTGCCGATGAGTTTGATGTTGGCGCCAAACGAATCCCCCGCGCCGTTGACAACCAGCGTAGTAGTGCCGTTCGCCGGCTCATTCAGCGTCAGTTGCTGCAGCGCGAGCGTCTGTACGGTGTTCGCCAGGGCGTTGGCATTCACCTGGTTCACGATGAAATTCAGATCCGCCATGACCTGCGACGCATCTGCAGTGGTCCCGTTGGCGAGGCTGTTCGGCAGGTTGCCGATGATGTTTGGCATGGCTCACCTCTGGTTCGTGTAGCCCGTATCCTGGTAACGAGCAAAGAAGGTTCCGATCTGCACCTTGTTGACCGGTGTCACCGTGACGTCGATCGACATTTTTTGAAATACCAGGGCAACCGGCCACGGGATCGTATAGACGTGCGGAATGCTGCTATTCGATGACCAGTTCGCCTGCCCCCACGCAAATGCCCCCCAGATAGAGCCTGATGCGACAGTCTGGATAAAGGTCGTAGAGAGGGTGCCTGCCTGATCATCCAGCGCCGTGAGGTTAAAGTTCACCGCGGTGCCGGTCGATGCGAGCTCGATCGTCGACTCGACAACCTGCACTTCCTGCATGTGCGCAGTCTTCGGGAAATTGGCCGAGCGCAGATGCGCAACGATCGCCGTCGAGCCGTCGACATATCCGCTGTTGGAAGTCGGTATCGTCGTGCTCTGGAACAGTGCCGCGCCTTGCGCAGCTCCCGAAACGATGAACGCATTGCCGTACTGCGCGGCGCAGTCGTACGTGAACGTATGCGGCCCCGTCCAGCGCTTGCGATGGATGTCGTACCAGTAATCGTTTGTCTGGGCCTGCCCCTGGATCAGCGTAGGCACGCAAACGCGATATACGTTTCCGGCGAATGCTGCACTGATGCGCGACGGCTGCGTCGTGTTCTGGAATGGCACCTGAAGATCCGCCGGGAAGTCGGTTCCGGGCCGGCTGGAAAGTGGCACCAGCGTACCGAGGAAATTCAGGATGTACGGCGCGTCAACACCCGCGAAAAAGATGCCGAAGGTTCCCTGCACGACGCTGCGCGGCGCGATGCAGCCTGTCGTCAGCGAAATGTAGTTGACCGCAAGATTGTTCGTTGCGGGGTCGCCGGTGATCTGCCAGATCTGACTCTGCTTGAACACGACAAGCGCGCCGATCACACCGGCCGACGTCGTCTGGATCGGCAGGCCCGACTGAGCGGTGATCGGCGTCGTGTCGCCGACAGTAACGGCCTGTGACGCGTTCGTACGCGTCAGCGGGTTCAATGGGTCGCTGAACTGCAACGTGTTGCCGACGGCAAAATAGGCGCGGTTGTTGAAATTGGCGACCGACGTCGGCACGCCGGTAAGCGGGTTCGTCGCGAGATTCGACGAGGACCACGCCGGGGCGGACGGATTCGAGACGTCTACCACGCCAAAGAAGTTCGAGCCGGTTCCGCTGAACCCAGGATGCGTGACGAGGATCTTCGTACCGACAACCGTCATCGTCGGAGGCGTCCACGGCCCGCTCGTCGCGGGCGACGCCGGCACGTTGGCCGCCGTCACGCCGGAAATGGTTTCGAACGTGTTCGTCGACAGGTTATAGGCGAACGGCTCGTCAAAGCCGGCGGTGCGCGCGCTGGATACCATGCCGTAGGCGACGGTCCCGATCACAATGAACACCGACACGAACGTCGGTGTGTTGAAGCCGCCGAACGTCGTTTGCGCGGCGCCGACGCCCGGGCGCGCGACGACAATCTCGGGGTTTCCCTGATCGAATACGAGATTGCTCAGCAGCTGGCAGGCTCCGGGAAAGGCGTCAGTGGCATCGAACGCATCACTGAGCCCCTTCGGTGTGAAGCGGACCGGCTTCGCATTGCGGATCGCCATGTCGCGCCTCTCAGTCCGTGATCTTCGTCGGCTTCAGCGTGCGATTCGTATGGAAACGCCGAGGGTCGAGACGAACCGACTTGACGACCGCTTGCTCGTCGCCTTCCATGATCAGGTGCGTACGCAGCAAGGCATCGCATTGCGCACGGAAGGATTCTTGGCGGACGTCGTCCGTCTCGCTCATCAGTTCGGTCGCGGTGGCCTTGATCAGGTAATTTTGATCGGGGAACCACGGAATCACGGCCGAGGTCTCAGGCGTCGCGATGTCCGACTGCTTCACCATGTATCGGTGCGTGAGCGTGATCTGCCCGGACGACTGCGGGTAAATGAAGAGCTGCCCCGCCGACTGGTTCGCCTGCGCGGTCGTCTCGTCGTACAGCAGCGTCATGAATTCGTACGGGTAGTTCGCGATCGACGGATCCTTGAACTCCTGATCCCACTCTTCAGGCGAAATCGGGTGCAGGAAGTACGGCAGATTGTTCTGCTGAAAAAACAGGTCGTACGTGCGCAGGTAATTGAGCGGCAGCGTGAACGGTCCGTAGTTGTTCGCCTGGACCGTCACGAATTCCGTGACCCGGTTGATCTTCAGGTCACGATGCAGCCAAAGGTCCTCCAGGACCATGTTCAGGTAGATGCCGCCCTGCGACAGCCAGCCTGGAGCTTTCGCGATCGCACAGGCTCGCTGCACGATCTGTTGGGCCTGGAGGTAAGCCACCCTACGCTCCCGCGCGCGCGTCCGCGATCTTCTTGCGCGCTTTCTCGAGCTCGGTCTCGATGCCCTTCAATTGCTGCGGGGCGTTCTTCAGGTTAGCCTGCTCCTGGCTCGACAGCGCCTTCGAACCGGACTTGCCGGCCGCCTTCGCATTGCTGCGCTCGAGCAGATCCGCATACGCGCGCGCGACATCGTCACGCGCCTTTTCCCACTGCTCGATGTGCGCTTCGAGGACCGGGATCTCCAGCATGCGCTGCTGGCGCTGGAGCGCCTCGCGCACCAGATCCATGCGGCTGTCGAGAGAATCCTTCGATTCGCCCTCGACCAGATAACCGCTGGCCGAGAGTTGCGCCTGGTTCGGCGCCGGGAGGGTGATGGTGAAATTGCCGATCACCGTTGCAGCCGTAACTTCCTGGGAGGCTTGCGACATGGTCTTCCTTTCGGGGGTGGGTATTACGATCGCGCCCAGGCCGGCACGGGGCCGCCTCCGAGCACCTTGTTCTGAGCCTGCCGGTACGGGTTGAACGCGTGGCCGTTGATGTCGTTCTCGTGCACCCACGTGCGCGCCACCATTTCCTTGATCGAGCGCAGGGTGTCGGTGTCGAACTTGTACGTGTGGCCGTGCAGGTACGGCGTTCCGTTGATCTTCAGGTGCTCGCCGCCGCACGGCGCGAGGTCGATCTTGTACCACCAGAGATCCGCGCCGTCGTCGGCCTTGCCGGCGAAGCGCTCGACGACGCCCGACGTCAGCAGCGCCGATTGCGCCTGAGCGGACAGGCGCGCCGATTCTTCCTCGGCGATTTCCTTCGCCGCGCCGAGCTTAGCGTTTTCCGCCTCGAGCGCTTTGATGCGCTCGAGCAGTGCTTCTCGGCTCTCGTCGCCGATCAGGTCTTCGGCGTCAGCCGATTCGGTAGCCGGCTTGGCCGGCTCCGACGGTGTTCGTGCAGCCATCTAATGTTCTCCGGGTTTATTGCGCTTGCGGCGCGCCGATGTTTTCGACGGTCGCGGTGATCACAGAAGCCGTGCTTTCGCTAGCCGGCGCGCCGATAGACGGGATCGTCATCGTGGGCTGCGTATCGTCGAAACGCACCCACAATGCCGTGCCCGCCACGTATTGCGAAAGCGGGTCGGCCATGTTGGTCGTGAACGTCATCGAGCACGTACCGTCGACCGCCTGCATCGCAATGGTCGCCAGTTGGATACCATTGAACTGAAGCGTTCCCGGCGTCACCGATACGACCTGCATCTGCTTCACGAACTCGTTCGACATGGCCGCTCCGATTACGGCGTGGTCACGGTACCGCCCTGATAGCCCGGTGCGAATGCGGAGCCGCATTCCACGCGAGCCAGGAAGGCCGTATTGAGCAGGATCGAGCCGTAGAACACCTTCCACGACACGACCCGAGTTTGGTTCAGCGGGTCCGACTTGTCGGCGCCGGTCAGGTAATGGAACTGGGGGTTCTCGAGCAGCACCTGGCCGTAGCTGTGGTTGCCGATGAAGAGCACCGGAAACACCGACACGCCGGTTGCCGGTGCCGCCGGCGGGACCTGCGAGACACCAACGCCCGTCAGCGTGACCGTCTGGTTCGGCTGCAGCTGCGTCGCCTGGCCGGCGAGCACGCCCGTCACCGGCACGCCGTTGCCGATCGCCGTGGCGAGGTTCGCCGGGCTGGTGGTCGTCCCGATGTACACGTTGAACACGTAGTTCGGAAACGACGGCAGCGTGACCGAGATCGAGCCGGTCGGGCCCGTCACGCTGATTGACGACGAAACCTGGTAGATCGTCTGCTCGACCGAAGTCAGCGCCGGCGCGGCCGTGACCTGGACGTAATAGGTGCCGGTCGCGAGCTGGCCGCCGGACGTCGACGCGGTGCCGTTGATCGCGGCCGCGCCCGTCCAGTACGGCATCATATTCGTTTCGCAGAAACGGATGCCGCCGAAGTCGCCGAGCTCGTTGTTGTAGAGCCGGTTGACGTCGCTGTACGCCCAGGCTTGCTGCACCGACGAGTTCTCGCGCATGTCCTGCGCCGAGAACGGACTGATCAGCGCAACATAGTGCTGCTTGACGCGCGGCGTGGTCGACGGATCGCGATACGCGCCCGCCTCGATCATCATGTCCTCGCGCTCGTCGCCATTGAAGCGGGGCACGCCGTAGGCGGCCATCGAGGCGAACAGGCGGTTGGATTCGTGCGGCGACATCACATTCGACGCGGTCAACGCTGCGCGGTTTGCGGCGCCACCGGCATAGTTCACCTGCGGCGCGGACAGCAGCGTATTGAGCGTGTTTCGCTCGAGCGTTTCCGGCATCTGGATCGACACCAGCTCGCAGGCTTGCTGGAACAGCGGGTGCTTGATCGTGAGGTTCGCGACGTCGGTGATGATGACACGATCGCCCCACTGCTGCGCGGTCGCGCTGACCTGCTGCAGCGTCATTGCCTCGCCCGGAGGCGCGACACCTTCCTGCAGCGGAGCGTATGGCAGCGGCAGGCGCTGATAGCGCGACGCGGTGTACGTCGTGCCGCGGTTCGTGTCGAGCTTGAGCGGCTTGCCGAACTGGTATGCGACCAGCTGGCGGCGCGCGAGCGGCTCGACTTCTTCCTGGATGTACGCTTCGACGTCGGCCGTGAAGCTGGTCGACTGGTTCGTCACGCCCGGGAACATGAGGCCCGTCAAGAGGGCCAGAATTTTCGTCAGCATGGTGTCCTCGTGCTGGTCAGATGTTCACGTCGGCCAGCCGCGCGGCGCGCTTCTGGTGTTCGGTTTGCCCGCGGCCGGCCGGCACGTTCGATCGAACTCCCGGCGATTTGCCGCGCGGGATGTCCGCAGCCGGTGCCTTGGCTTTCGCCTTCGGCTTCAGCTTGCCGTCCGCAATGTCCTTGCCGAGCATGAAGTAGTAGACCGCCTCGCGCGAAGCGTTTCGGCCCTGACGGCGTTCTTCCTGCACCGCCTGCTCCACGCGATCGCGATAGCGCGCACGGTGCGGGTCGCTGGCGATCTTCGATTCGAACGCAGTGCGATCATTGAGGTCCTGCGCCTGGAACAGCGCTGCTTGTGCGGCTCGTTGACTCTCACGCAAGGTGCGGTTCGACTGGATCTGCCAGCGCTCCATCGGATCCAAATTCGGATCGCGCAAGCGCGCTTCTTCAGCTTCGAAATCGCGATCCGTTGTGGACGCCGCGGGCGCCCGGGCGGCGTCGACCGCGCGACCGCGGCGCTCTACTTCTGCCTCGAGGGCCGCGAGCCGTTCGGCATCCGAGGTCGCGCGTCGGGCGGGCGCGGCAGGCTCGACAAAATCGAAGTCGAAATCGTCTTCCGGAGTATCAGCACCGGGATCGCCAGCGCCAGGATCAGCGCCGCTAGAACCATCAGCGCCAGCGTCACCGTCCCCAGCATCGCCGCCAGGATCCGCCGAACCAGCATCGTCGACACCGGGGAACAAGAAACCGAGAAGTCGTTTCAGAAGCTTGCTCATGTCGTTTTCCTTATGCGGGTCCGGTGCCCTTGCCAACGGCTTGCATAGAGGCCGTCGTGGCGCTGGTGATAGTCACGACGTAATCCTGGAATGTGCTTTGCGCGATGGCCTGAGACGTGCCGGACAACGTCCAGCCGGTGTTTGTGGTGACTGTCCACGCGAAAGCGCCGCCCGAGCTGTTAATGACCCGGAGCTGCCACGTCAGGCCGATCGGATTGGCTTGCACCACCGACGGTAGCGATGCGATCAGGTTTGCCACCGTCGGCAGCGTAAGCGCCGCGCCGGCGCCGAGCGTACCGGTCAGGTTGAAAAAGCACTGGGCGGCACCCGAAATCTGACTTCCCGATGCAGTGAATGCCGTCGTATTCGACGCCGAGTTGTAAATCGCTTCCTGCAGCGGATTGATACCGAGAATCGCGTTCACCAGCCCGACCTGATCGGGAAGCGCGCCGAGATCCGGCACTACCGGCAATTGGCCCGGGCCGATGGCCGGAAAGATGAGGCCGATCAGACGGGCCAGAAAGGTTTTGCGCACGATGATCTCCTGATCAGGGTTGTGCGGACAGTACGATTTTTTCCCGTCTTCACGAAGTACCGTGTGGATCAACATCAATCGCCCCGCAGGAAATACGCCGTGAAGGCCACGGATGACCAGTCATAGCTATTGGTTTGCTGCAGTTGCCCCGTAACCGAAACGACCGGTTCGAATCCGCTTACGAATCCATCCGGCATACAGCGTACAAGAACATCCCCGGAATTTACCCCGCTCATACTGATCGGTCCGGCGGACGCGTTGCCAGTGAAAATTGCTTTAACGATAGTTGCGGGACCAGATGTAACAGTAGCCATTTATCGGACCCTCCGGGCGCGGATGAAACCGGTCGCCGTCATAGTACTTACCGCAAAATTTGCTGCGGCGCTTAGGAAAACTGTAGTATTAGCCGCAAGGCTAAATCGTTCAACTGTCGTCGGTATTCCGTTACCTGCCCCAGCCGGAGACGAGAAATTAAAAGCCGAATAATGACCGTTAGCGGGAAAAGTTGCTGATGTACTGGATACCCATGCATTGACACCGGATGTAGTTGTCGAGCCGGCTGGGTTGAAAAACACCCCGCCTGTTACATCCCAATCGCCAGCCGTTAGTGGAACTGAAGTGATATTCGCAACTACGCCAGTTGTCAGTGAAATCCCAGTGCCAGTCGCCGATACGAATTCACCGACGCTTCCTGCATTGGCGTTGTCGTTCGTCGTCGTACCGACTATGCCACCAGTGCTTTGTGGCGTGATCGCGGCAGTGAATGTCAGGCCGCCAACCGTAGTACCGAATGCGGGATCGGCGCCTGTATTACCCACAAGAACCTGGCCTGCCGTACCAACAACCGTTGAGACGTTGCTCGTGCCCTCTCCGATCATCACGCCATGTGCGGTAATGCTCGTGAGGCCCGTGCCGCCCGATGCAGGAGCGAGAGTTCCCCAGTTCGGATCTGCGGAAGCACCGCCGGATAACAACGGCTGGCCGGCCGTGCCGGCGGAAGTCTGGTTGATTGCCGAGGTGCCTTCACCAATCAGCACTCCATGCGCTGTAAGTGTCGAGCGCCCGGTCCCGCCCGAGGCAACGCCAATCGCCGTCGTGACGGTGAAACTCGTCGCGCTGAAGGCGCCGGTATGCACCCAGGTGCCTGACCCACTGTTCGACGTAATGCCGCTGATGCCTGCTGCGAAACCGCCGGTTATCGTGAGCGCATTGGTAAAGCTCGTGAACGCGTCATTGGCGAACCCCAACGCCAGGACCGTCGCGCCCCATGTCGCGTAGGCGTTCTTGTTGCCGGCGCTGCGGATCGAATCAATGAACTGCACCGTCGGATTCGGGCTGTTGTAAATCTGCGTGCCCGTCGTTGTGACTGCCGGTACCGCGCCGCCACTGGCAAATGCGCTCGTGAACGCCCCCGTCGAACCGTTGATGGGCGTGTTCGCGATCGAGCCGCCCGTGATGTTCACGGCGTTCGCATTCTGATTCGCCATCGTTCCGGCCGGTGAGCCATTCACACCCGACACGGTCGGATTCGGGTAGGTCCCGGAAAGATCGCCGCCGGCGGGGCCCGTCGGATCGCTGGCGACACTGTTCAGCGCCGCTGTGACCTGATTCGCGAGCGCGTTGAACCCGGCCTGAATCTGTTCCGGCGGGACGTCCTTGCCCTCCGCGCGCACCTGCGGGGGAGTGATGCGGAAAGCGTCAGCCATCGAGCGCCTCCAGTCGCTTGTGCAGGCACGGATAGCCGAGCTGCTTGCGTCGATGTCCGTGAGCGACAAGGAACATCCGAAGCGCAAGGCCGTGCCCCATGCTGCGGGCATAGCGATCCGCCTCCAGCTCCTGCTCTTCGCACATCGCCAGGAAGCCGTGCCAATCCCACAGCACGCGCAATGTCAAAAACCACAACAGCCGCTTCTCGGCATGCCAATGCTTCAGATGCCCACGTTCGTGCGCAATCACGGCAGCTTGAACCGATGGGATCAGACAGTCCATGAGGTCGCCCGTCTGAACCGTGTGCCATGGCGTTGCGCGTGCAAAGAAACGGTTCATCGCGGCCCCGCCATCGGGGAAGCAATCTGGTCGGGATGAATCATGCCGGCCGGTCCCTGCGGCCGCGGCATGCCGGGCTGCGCGCCGGCGCGCGGTGTCCCTGCAACACCGGGAGCTGCGCCCCCAGGCACGCCAGGCTGGCCTTGCGGCTTGGGCTGTTGCGCCTGCAGCTTGGCCTGCATGGCCTGCTGATGCTGCTGAATGTGCGCGCGGAAAAGGCCGCCTTGATCGCCCGTGAGCTGGGCGGCGCGCAAGTGCGAGGCGATATGTGCGCGATCATCGTCGGCCTGGTGAATCTCCCCAGGCAGGCCGTTGTGCATCATCAGATTCTCGTCCTCGGGATCGAGGTGGAACAGATTCCGCTCGTCGATCAGGATGCGCGGCGCCACCTCGGGCCCGAAGATCTGCTCGGTGCCGTATTCGAGAATCGGTCCGATGTTCAGGCGCCGGCCGTCGAGCTGCTGCGGCGGAATGCCGCGCAGCACGTTCATCCATGCGATCATTTGCTGCATGCGCTGCAGGTTCTGCTGATACGACGTGCCGCACCAGCGGAAGAAATAGCGCTCGCCGAATGCCTGAACCGGAATCGCCTGCAGGTTCGCGCGCACACCGATCTCGCCGAGCACCTCGACCGTGAGCTCCTCCGTGCGGAACTGCCGGTCGAGTTCGAACATCCATTCGAGCAGCGGATTGAGGATCACTTCCTCGTACCGCTTCGCGTTGTCGATGATGTTCGATTCCTGCTGCTGCGCCATGGCGGCCATTTGCGCCTGGTTCTTCCGGCCGGCCGGCATTTTGCCGAGCATGGCGTCGTTGACGTCCATCGACTCGTTGATCTGCTGTTTCAGGTTCTCGCAGAGCGGAATCGCGTCCTTGTAGATGGCCGGGAAGTTTGCGAATTTCGTCTTGTTCGGGTCGGTCAGCCACACCGCGGCGAGGCCGACCACCATCGACTGGTAGTTCGGGCTGGACAGCGGATCGACCATCGTGATCGGCAGCAGGCTGTACTGAGCCGAGTCCTGCCCCATGTTCCAGAAGTCGTTCAGGTTCCACTGCATGAACTTGACGGGCTCGATCTTCGAGACGCCGAAGAATGACCCCGTGATGCGCTCAGTCGGCGCGGAGAGAATCGGCCGCTTGCCCGACCAGAACGGGTTTCGGATAATCCCGAGAATTACGTCCTGGCCGGCGAAGTACACGAAGCACGGTTCCTTGCCGTTGCCCAGATCCAGGTTCGTGTGGACCTCGTAAATCAGCGCGTACTTGAACGTGCCTTCGGTGCGGATGCCGGCGTCGCCGGTGCGCTTCTTCGGCGGTACGTATTTCTCGCGGCCGCCGTCTGGCTTCGCGAGGTTGTCGATCAGCTCCTTCGCCTCGACGCCGACAAAAACGCCTTCGTCGACGAACTGCTGAACGGCATCGATCGTCAGGCGCAGCCGGATCGCGGTCGCCGTCGCCTTCTCGATGTTGTTGCAGGTCGGCGGATAGACGGCCAAATCCTCGGTCGCAAATGGCACGACGTCCGGCCCCTCGGTCGTGATCTCCTTGGATTCCTTCTCCCAATTCCAGTCATCGTCCGGGGCGGCCAAATCCTCGACCTCGCCGCCGAGCTCGTGATCCTCGAGAATCGGTGGCTTCTTGATCAGCTCGGTGATACGCCGCTGCGTGCGCGACCAGTCAATGTACAGGTTCCACTGCCCGGTCACGTCGCCGGCGATCAGGTCCGCGCGAACGACGTCCTTCACGGCAGCCGAACGGATGTAATGCTCGAGCAGGCTGACCTGCGCGAACGGGATGTTGCCGTCCGGGCCGGTCGCGCCGACATGCTTGTGGTTGACCGGGAAGAGTTGCGCCAGCGTGCGCTTCATGCGCGCGTTGACGGCGTTGCGCACCGCAGGGATGTAGCACTGAGAATTGCCGGAATACTGCTGATTCTCGTCCGGCTGGGCGTTGTAGATAGACCAGTACTCCTGACACCGGTCCATTTGCTCCTGCTTGTTCTCGTAGCACTTCGCGATCTTCGGGTACAGCTTCGCGGCTTCGGTGTAGGCGTCCGAATCGGGCTGATCGGCCCAGTTTTCGAGTACTTCGCCGATCTTCTCAGCATCGAGAGCCCGCGCGTCAAGGGTTTCGACCGCGGGCTTGGTGTCCTGCTTTTTCTCTTTCTTCGGGCGCGCCATGGATCAGCCGATCACCTTGCCGCGCAGCTTCCGCTCGAGCGAAGTGCCCGTTCCACGATCGCGCGGCGTGCGCTTCGGTCGGTCGTCGACGTTCGACTTGTACGGGCCCTTGCCGAAGAACTCGCTCACATCTCGCGACTCCGAGCGCGTGCCCTGGTATTCGCGGCGCTTCTTCACGGTCACAGCCCCGGCTTGCTCAGCTTTTCGCGCATCGGGCCGCTTTTCTGGCGCTCCCCCACCTTCTCGGGCTTGCCGTACGCGCCGCCCTGTTGCTTGCCTTCGTAAAAATCGGTCGGACGCTGCGTCGGCGCTTTCGGGTGATGCGTTTTCGAAACTGCCATGGCTATCTCCGCGGCAAAGTGGTCAGGTAGCTCACACCCTGCGGATTGACGCCCATGTTCACACCTTCCGGCAGGACGTCCGCGCGCTGCGAGCAGATCACGTACACGGCCGCTTCGAGCCCCTCGATCAAGGTGCGATGCGGACCAGTCTCGGGGAGGCTACTTTTATTTCCCGCACGGTCCACCGGGTAGCAATAGCCCCCGGACATGGCGTTCAGCGTATGCGTGGCGCCGTCCGTGTCGACCTGGAACAGGCGGCGCGCCTTGGCCTCGGTGCGGATCAGCGGCGACAGCGCGCCGCGCGCGACGTTCACGTACGCGCCGCGCATCGGGTGCAGGTTGGCGGCGCGCAGCGCCGGCACGATCGGCATGCGCTCGGCCTGGTCGAGCACGTCGGCTGGCAACCACGCCGTCACGCGTGCGCGCGGGAATGCGGCGCGCACGAGCTGGGCGATGTCGGGCACCGCTTCCTTGGGCGGCACGGGCGAGATCCAGTCCGCCACGACCACGACGCGCTGCCCCTCGATGCAGAGCAGCGCCGCGGTGGTTTCCGTGGCCGTCGCGTGGAACGCGAGCGCGAGCGGGTGCTGCTGACTCGGCTCGTACTCAGCGACGAGGTTCCACTGTCCGAAGTCCTCATACACGGGCGCGCCCGCGAACACGCGCTGGAAGTACGCGAGCGCGTTCAGGATGTCGCGCCGCCCGCTGGGGAAGTTCAGGATCTCCGCGACCAGCTTCGGGTGCGCGCCCTGGCCGCCCACCAGCACGATGTCGCCGGCCTCGAAAAAGGGCTGCATGCCCATGATGAACTGCGTCTTGTCGCGGTCCTGCGGCGCGGTGAGCGGGCGCAGCGCGAGCGTCACGCCGCGCCGGAGCATCTCCGCACGCATCGGCTGCAGCAGCCACTCGTCGAGCGAGTTCTTCTCGATCGCCACCGCCGCGTTGCCGTAGCGCGCCGACGTCTTGAACGCGTCGTCGATCACCTCGTCCGGCTTCCAGAACTCGCCCGAGCTCGCATGCACGTAGATCTTCGTGCCCATGCGGCTGACCACCACGCGCCCGCTGCGGTCGCTCTTCTTCACGTCGGTGGTGCGCGCCGGGTCGGTGATCACCACCTTCGGCAGCCACGGCGCCGGATCCACCGCGCACTCCCGGATGTGCTCACCTTCGAACGGCTTGTCCTGACTGCCGATCGCCATCAGCATGTACTCCTGCAGGAAACCGCGCAGCTGTCCGGCGCGCTCCGCTTCGTCGCGTTTGCGCCGGATCCACTCCATCGGATAGCGTTCGGGCCAGGTCGCCTTCGTGTTCGGATCGTCGATATCGCCGTCGCAGATCGGGTAGCGCCGGCTCGTCCAGTCCGCGTTCTCGCGCAGGCGCGTGATCATGCAGTCCTCGGCCAGCGGCGTGCCCGTGATGCGGATCTTGCCCTTGACCTTGTCCATGGCCGGCATCAACTCGAGGTAGAGCTTCTTCATCGACGCGTCGACCTGCGCCTTGTCCTTGACCCGCTCCTTGTTCTCGATGTCATCGAGGTACGCGCGATCCGGCCGCAGGTCGTGCCACTTGAACCCGCGCAGCTCTTCCTCCCAGCCGTGCGCCTCGAGCAGCACGCCGTTGGCGAGCTCCATCTGGTTCTCGTTCCATACGCGCCCGGCCTGCTTCAACTTGCCGAAAAGCCCGTGCAGCTTCATGTTGCGCGAGGCCTCGAACTTGATCGCCTCAAGGCGCTGGCATGCCTTCGTGTAGGTTTCGCCGATGATGATGCAGTAGCCGAAGTTGCCGAAGCACGCCTCCATCAGCAGGAATTCCTCGGACAGCGTCGATTTCGCGCCCTCGCGAAACATCTCGATTTCGACGAATTCATCCTGGCTGCGCCAGAGGTCCATGATTTCGACGTGGCATGGCGGGGATGCCTGCGGATGGCGGTGCGCGAATACCATCGCGGAGCCCAGGGCCCGGTCATCGGAGATGATTTTCAGCAGTGCTGCGTCGGTCATTGCCATGGCATGAACTCGCAATTTTTCGCAGGTTGAGGTTTTTTCGATGCGCGGATGGGTGTGGGGGCCCGCGAAATTTCGTCACCCCCGTCCGTGGGGCCCCTAGGGGCCCCAAAGTTAGGATTTTGAAAGCTCCAGTCGAGAATGACTCTCATTCACACCCCAAACCCATCCGAACCGCCGATAATCCCTATTATGTCAACTTGCGCTGCATCGCACCAATCGAATGAAATCAATGACTTACGCGAATTTCGCGTCTCGACCTGCATTTCGCGGTCGGGGTGCGGTGCAAAATGTAATGCTATTGAAAGATGCATTTCAATTATGTAATGTAGCAAATGCTTAATTCGATCGGGGTTTTCGGCGCTCGCTCGACACCTTCTTCCTCCATGTGAGTGAGCACTCACATAGAAGCCCAAGCCGCACGCGCGCGATCGTCGACAGAACATCATTTTTTCCCAACACCCATCCGCCTTATCCTTGCGCCCATGCTCTACGCCATCATCTCCCCTAACCGCGACGATCCTTGGGGCTACTGCGCCTTCGATCGCGCGCCCACGCCCGAGGATATGGCCGACCATCTCGCCCGCGCCGCCGGCTTGGAATCGCGTGATGACTGGCTCGAGCTCAATCACGTCGACTTCCTCGGCTGGGCGCCCGTGCACTGAGCGCATCGCCACGGCCAGGGGCCCCGTACGATCGCGAGCAGCGGCACTTGGTATTCGCGCCCGCATCGCGGGCAACGGATCGTCCACGGCCTCATCGCGCGCCTCGTACCATCGCGTTCACCGCGCGCACCACCTCCACGATCGGCAGTGGCGTGGCGCGCTCCATCACCTGCGGGAGAGGCTTGCCCGTCCTCTCGAACAGCCTCGGCCGACGCCCTTGCGACACGCCGCGGCGGTTCACGGTGAACTCGGCTCGGCGGACATACCCTTCGGCGTGCAGCAGCTTGAGGTACTTGCACACACTCGGCAGCAATATCCCCGTCGCATCCGATATCTGAAGCTCCGTCCTTTTGCCTGCCTCGAGCACTTTGCATATCCGGCGGCACATCGCCCCCTCCCTTTCCATTCCACCCAATGAGATCATTTCCATCCCCTGAACGCGCAAAATAATCCGCTTTCAGGCTTCTTGCAGATTTCAGCAAATTAGCAATTTTCTACGTATTCCTGCCCACTTAGACCGCATCCGGAGCGCCTCAACGCCTCATGCCTATAGGCATTTGAGGCGTTTGAGGCGCTTCACCGGTTTTTGCCTCAACGCCTCAAATGTCGTCTGAGGCGTTCTGAGGCGCTGAGGCGCGCACTTTCCCGTCGAACACGTTAAAAATTTCCAGTTTGTTCGCGCCGGTGATCCACCGCCGCACGTTGTACCGCGCGCGGTGGTCCGCCTCAGGTTGCCCCTCGAGCGCCCGGTCGATGACCCTTTCAATCTCGACCCAGCCGTCGTCCGCGAACTCGGCAAGCTCCAGGTAGGCATCCAGCGCTCGCGCCGCCACTGCGCTACGCGGCTTCTGCACCGCCGCAGCTGGCCGCTCGTCGGAAGGCGCCGCGACGGCCGAGAAAACGTCTTCGCCGTCTTCGTCGACGCCCACTTCGACCGAGGACAGCGTGAAGCCGAATTCGGTGCCGTCGATGTCGTCCTTGGCCTTGGTGAGCTTGACGCAGCGCCAGGGCGTCTCAAGGTGCCGCGTCACCGACAGCTCGAAGTCCGCAGCCGCGCGCAGCGTCGAGGAGCCGCGCACGCCGCGCTCGGCGTCTTTGCCCGCGTGGGCGATCACGATCACCATGCAGCCGGTGGCGCGCCCCAGCGCGTGGCAGTTCTCGATGACCTGGCTCATGTCCTTGGCCGAGTTTTCCTCGACGCCCGGGATCGACCGGCTGAGCGTATCGATGAAGATCACACCGCGCTCTTTCCGGGCGATCTCGTTGATGTCCTCGGCCGCCTTCACCCATCCGTTTTTCGCGTACAGGTTGATCGCGCGCTCGCGCGTGTAGAAGGGCACTGCGCCGGTCACGCCGTGATGGCGCGCCCAGGCCTTCACGCGGCGGCGCACGCCGTGCGCGCCCTCTGCCGCCACGTAGAACACGCGGCGCTGCTTGGTCTTGCGGCCGCGCCACGCGCGGCCCAGCGCCAGGTGGAAGCCCAAGTCGATCGCCGCGAAGGATTTGCCGGCGCCCGGCGCGCCGAACACGATGCCGAAGTCCGCGTCGGGCACCACACCCTTGATCAGATCCGGCTTGATGGATTCCTCGGCGCGCTCGAGCGCTGGCTGGAACGAGTTGATGCGTCCTTCGGACGCGTCCGGCTCCAGCACGTCGAACTCGTCGGCGATCGGCTCTTCCCAGCCGTAGTCGCGCGCGGCGATGTGCAGGATCGAACGGGCGGTGATCAGCTCGTCGTGGTTGTCGTGGACGTACTGCCACACGCGCGCGTCGAGGAACCGGGCGTCGTACTTCGTCGACCGGGCCGAGAACTCGTGGGCCAGCTGACGGCCTTCGTCGGATCCCTGCGTCGCGTGGTGGATGCCGAAGATGACGTTGCGCCAGCTGTCGTAGTCGAGCTCGAACTCGCCCGCGTTCGGGATGGCGTCGAGGGCCGACTTCAGCAGCTGCAGCTCGACGGGTACGTCGGAGGCGGCCGGCGCTTCGCGCGGCTCCGCGGGCGTCAGCGGCACGGCCGGGCTGATCGGCCACTCCATGCTTGCTGCCCACTCGCGCGGCATGTCGTCGAGCTCGAACGGATCAAGCGGCACGGACGCACCAGCGAGCGGGAGCACGAACATGTTGCCGTAGCCATCTTCGGGGACGCTGTCCTGCTTGGGGAACACCTCGATCTCCCCAGCCGCGACGCCGGCCGATCCGTCCCGAAAGCCGGCATCGGCCAGGGCGGCGCGCAGAAGGGTGCGCACGCTGCGCGCGTCCTGCGGCGCATCCCAGAGGACGTAAATGTGGATACCGGCGCCACCCGAGCTGCGGAACGGCAGCGGTTTCAGGCCGCGCGCTTCGAGCGCCTGCATCAGCGCCAGCGCGGCGGATTGCATTTCAGTCCACGGCGCCTCGCCGCGGTGCGCGTCCAGGTCGAAGACCGCCACGCGCGTCGTGGATGACCCTGGCTCCATCGGATAGACGCCATAGGCGGGACCGCCGTTGACGTGGTGGGCCAGCTTGTCGGCAGTCAGAGGGGCTTTGACGCGGCGCACGCCTTGCGGACGCTTCACGCAGCAGGTGGATGTGCGCACACGCGCGAGAATCGGCGCCAACGCGCCGACAAGAATGTCGTTTGGCATCGTTGCGCGGCTCGCTCAGGCGTTTTGTTTCGCGGGTGAAACCAGCGACGCTTCAGCTACCTGTTGCTGTCGAGGATCAGCCTCGAAATGCTTCTGAAGCTTCTCGAGAACCAGTACACCGGGATTGTCGATGCGCCCCTGGGCGAACTTCGTCAGCCACCAGTACGAAACCCCTGTCTCGCTGCAGATCCGCGGCCATTCGCCCTTCCTGGCGAGCAATTCGGTTTTCACCAACGTAATGAGGGACATAGCATTTCCTTGGCATAGGGCTTGCTCGGAATCTAGCACTACATGGCTAGACACTCAAGCAACACATTGCTAGGCCCTCCAACTACACTGGTGCAATCATGCTAGATACGAAGAAAATTCTTGCCGACAATCTGACCCAGCTGCTCGCGGGGCGGCCCGATGTTTCACGCTTGAATCTGTCTAAGCAGATCCACGTGGCAGATGGCACATTGGGACGTATCAAATACGGAACTGGCAATCCAACCGTTGAAATTCTGGAATCAATTGCCAGATTTTTCAAAATAGAAGCGTGGCAACTGCTCGTTCCGGACTTAGGAAGAAAATTGCTACCGCCTCGAAGTGAACCACCGCCAGCGATCGTCAACGAAAATAACGGATTGGTGGTCAACGAGATACCGGGGCTCGGCAACATCATCGAGAAAGCTGTTGAGATCGCAGTTAAAAAGGTACTCGAAGAGCATATAAAATGGGGCTCAGAACAGCACAAGACGGGATAAGAGGCCCTCCGCCAAAATAATCGCCTTTCCTATCAATTACAAACAAAGGCCTCCCTCCACAAAACGAGAAATTCCATGAAGATGATTTTCGGGGTAGTGATATCGGGCATTGTTTTGAGCGCTTGTGCATCTCCGGCGGTATTTCGGGATCCCGCCAGCGGACAGGTTGCACAATGCAACGCCACGACACCCGGCGTTTTCCCGGTCATCGCGCAGCACGAAATAGACGAGTGTTCAGCCGCGTACTCGAAGATGGGCTGGCAACGCCAGTAAGCTCCTCCACAACCCGGTAAGTGGCCCGCGCATGCGGGCTTTTGATTGCCCCGCTTCTAGCACTTTAGTGCTTGACAAGACGCATTCGGTTGCTAGACTAGCCATGTAGTGCTAGATTTCATCCCAACCGAACCGGAGCATGCCATGAGCGACAAGACCATCGAAGCCTGGAAGGGCTTCGACGAAAACCTGCAATGCCGCAACTTCCAATACGAGATCGGCAAGACATACGAACACAAGGGCCGCGTTGAGGCCTGTTCGTCGGGCTTCCATGCATGCGAGAACCCGCTCGATACGTGGGCCTACTACCCGGTTCATCAGTCGCGGTTCTGCAAGGTCACGCTGGCTGGCACGGTAAGTCGCGATGGCGACGACAGCAAGATCGCAGCTGCGAGGATCACGCTCGACGCGGAAGTCGGGCTGCCAGGCGTCATCACCGCAGCCGTTCAGTACATGTTGAGCCTGGTGAAGGAAGCCTTCGCGACACCGTCGACGATCGATGCCCCGACTGAGGGTGACGCCAGCGGCAACTCCGCGCGGATCGGCTCCAGCGGCTACTCCGCGCGGATCGGCTCCAGCGGCTACTCCGCGCAGATCGGCTCCAGCGGCAACTCCGCGCAGATCGGCTCCAGCGGCGACTACGCGCAGATCGGCTCCAGCGGCAACTCCGCGCAGATCGGCTCCAGCGGCGACTACGCGCAGATCGGCTCCAGCGGCTACTCCGCGCAGATCGGCTCCAGCGGCTACTCCGCGCAGATCGGCTCCAGCGGCTACTCCGCGCAGATCGGCTCCAGCGGCGACTACGCGCAGATCGGCTCCAGCGGCGACTACGCGCGGATCGGCTCCAGCGGCAACTCCGCGCAGATCGGCTCCAGCGGCAACTCC